ACCATCGCAAGATAAACAATCAGGGTCGGTGGCTCGAGCTGCGATGTCTCCACGAAGTACCGACTCCGTTCTCATATAATAAAGTGTTTTAATTCCCTGTTTCCAAGCTTCCATGTGGATTTGATTAATCCATTTTGGACTAGCTTGTGATGGGAATGCTAAATTGAGTGATACTGATTGGTCAACATATTGTTGTCTGATACCAGCTTGTCTTACCAACTCTAATTGGTTGATTTCTTTGAATGTTTTAAACACATCCTTTACCCAATCTACTTGGTTATTGTCTATAAGGTCTTGTGTGATATCTTCACGTTTAGACAACTTACCATCCACATATCCCCAGTTGTCCAACTCATCCAATCCTTGTACTGAACCACCATCTGCAAGGATTCTATCCCAAGTATCTTTGTTGTTCATACCCATCTTACGAAGTGCTCTTTCCAACTCACTGTTCTTACGAATGAATGTACCTTTAGCGGTTTGTTCAGTAAAGACATTTGCGGCCCAAGGTTCAATACCAGCAGACACATTACCACTCAATTTAGAGTTTGATACTGTTGGTGCGATAGCTCTCAAGTGAGTATTTCTCATACCAGTACCAATACACCATAGAGGTTCACCATATTCATTGGCCAAATCACGAGATGCTCTTTCAGACTCAATCTTCATTTGAGAGAAGATTCTACGAGTTTCGAACTGAGCAGGTAGACCTTCAAACGACATACCTTTTTGTTGTAAGTATGTGTGCCATCCAAGAACACCAAGTCCCAATGCTCTACCCTTTTCAGCAGAACGAACTGAATTCTCAAATCCTCTCATATTCTTTGCTCTTTGAATGAACTCTTCGAGTACACCATCCAAGAACCAAGTTGCCGTATATACCAAGTCGGTATCTTTCCACTCATCAAACTTAGCTAAGTTGACTGAAGACAAACAACATACAAATGAGTGGGACTCATCGGTGTGAAGTGTAATCTCACTACAAATATTGGTCATAAAGACCTTCAATGAATTTTGTTTGTATGCTTCTGGGTTTTGTTTGTTTACATTACCCTTATACATTACATAAGGTTCACCGGTTGCTTTTCTCTTCTGAAGTACCTTACCCCATCTGCGTCTTGCCTCATCATCACCATCCTCAAGTTTTCTCATAAACTTGTCACCTACAACTACACATTGGTGTAGGTTCAAACATTGGCGATTGACATCACCCTTTGGTTCACGGATTTCAATCCACTCATCAAAGTCACTATGTTCGATGTTAAGGTTAACTGATGCAGCACCTCTACGAACTGCACCTTGATTTGTAGCAAGGATTGTTGAGTCATAGATTTTAGCAAATGGAACAACCCCATCTGATGTACCATTATCGGTGATTTTAGCACCTGCGGGTCTAATCATATTTAGTCCAATGCCAACACCACCACCGTGTTTGGCCAACAACATCAATTCAAGGTTCTTTTGACCTATTTCTTGGATTGAATCACCGACATCAATTCCAAAACAAGATATCGGAAGACCCCTATCGGTGCCAGTATTAGAAAGTACAGGACTAGCAAGATTAAGCCAACCGCGCCAGATATAATCAAAAAACTTGCTAGCAAGATGTGGTTTTTGAAGTCTGCGTGCCACGGCGGTGGAAACCCTCCAATATGCGTCTTTTGGCGTTTCACCTGCGAGTAAGTATCCTTTTGAAATAGTCTTAACATATATTTCAGTATTTGCCCAAGTTGGAAAGTCTACTCCGAGCTCCCAACCCAATTCTTCTCCGTAATTCTTCATAACTTTTTTTACCATAAATCATTCCAATCTTCACCTTCGTTTGCCTTACTATAATCAGTAGGTCTCACTGCGAAGAAATCGGTATGAGTTGTTCCCCCGGTTAAGTGATAAAACCATTCTAACTCATTTGCAGAGTCAGCATCATAGTCAAATAACTTACCTTCGTAACCTAATTCGTTGTATTTTTCATTTACTCTTCTTCTGATGAAATTGATGAGGTCGGTCTTTTTTAGATTTTCCAAATCACCCATTTCAAACATCTTATCAATATATTTGAGTTCCAACTCCAACATAATGTTAGCAGCCTCTTCGACTGCCGACTTTGCGTCTTGTTTTAACTCTGGGTATTCATCACACATATGTCTGAATAATTGACATCCCATTTTTGAGTGTAGTGACTCATCACGAACACTCCATTTCATTTGCTGTCCAATACCTTTAAGTTTATTCCTCATTTGGAACGAATATAAGACAGCGAATGAAGAATATAGTGCAACACCTTCGGTGAATGCAGAAAAGATAGCGAGAGACCTTGCAATTTCCTTACGAGCATCACTATTAGTCTTTAAGTCTTCCCAAGTATACCGATTGGTAATGTTAGCAAGATTCTCAAATCTATCAGCCGTTGCTGGTTCGTGTAGGAATGCTTCAAAATCCTCTAAACCAAGGGATTCATTCAAATATGAGTATGCAGTAGCGTGAATGGTTTCTTGTGAACCGAACATCATAGCCATTTGCTTGATTTCGTGTTTAGGAAACCACTCGGTTACCATAGTAGTCCAATAATCGGATACGGCACATTCAGTTTGAGCAAACCCAAGTAGGATATTACCTACTAAATTCTTTTCTTCAACTGACAAATTTTCATTCCAATCCTTGATATCACCTTGCATTGGGATTTCGGTATGTAACCAAAATGCCTGTGCTTGCTTCAACCAACCTTCGGTGTAGTATTCAGGATATTCAAATGGTTTAAAAGGTACTCGATTATCAAATAGACCCATACTGGTTCCTTGTTAAATAGTTAGACATATTTTTCATTGGGGGTGTTTATATATAGTGATTAGAAACCAATATCACCACTCATTTCTTTATATTTTTGAGCTAATTCTTTTCTTACTAAACTCTCCCCTTGTTTCATCTGGTTTGAGGTCTTTCTACCATCAATGGAATCATCGTTGTAGATGTGAATTTGGCCAGTTGAGAAGTTTGCTTTAGAAGGGAATGTCATTCCATCAGGTCCAAAACGATTCTTAATTACGTGCCATCTACCAGTCCCAGCAAGTTTATCTTCAATCTTACGAGATAGAGATACCACGAAATCAGCAGTCATCATTTTTGAGAATGACCCTGCAATCTTCGTACCTGTAATAATGTCATCTTCAGCACCACTACGATTGATTTGAGATGCCGTAAATACCGGAACTTCATACTCACCAGCCAAACCACGAAGGTCTTCGATTATTTCTTCTAACTCTTCGTGTCTCTTTTCCTTTGCAGGACCTCTCAAAAGGTCAGCATAATCGACAATTACTACATCTGGCTTTTTACCTTGTAGAGTCATCTTATCCATATGTGCTTTTAATGATGTAACACTTGCAGTTTTAGTAGGATAGTGTTTTACAACAAGGTCACCTGATACACCTTGGACTGCTTTCTTAACATCATCCATATTGTACTTCAAATTACCCACTGCAACTCCACTTAAAACTGCGTCATATCGTTGACCGGTATAACCTTCGTTCAATTCTAATGTGTAGTGTGCTACAATCTTACCCTTCTTCATAGCATTTACACCAATATTGACCAATGCCCAAGACTTACCAATTCCCGGAGGTGCAGCGAATAGAATAAGTTCACCTTTACCAAACCCACCTTGGGTAATTTCATCAATAACCTCCCAACCAGTGGATACTACATTACGGACTGAATCTTCATATCGTTCAGTAATCATAGTTTTGTATTCGTGGCCGATGTCGGAGTCTTGGCCGGCTTTCATAGCAGTATCAATCTTCTTTTTGATGGTATCATACTTACCATCTTCTAAAAGTGTTACTGAATCAAGGATTGCGTTCTTAATTGACTGATTCTTACAAAAGTCAAGAACTTGGTCTTTAACATAAGGTAAATCATCACTTTCAAGGTGATTCCAAGCAAATTTAAGATTGTCAACTACCGATGTCTTTAAAACATCCCTATCGATGGTATTGATTTTAACTTTAAGGACATCTAATGTGGGCATTTGTTCATACTCATCGAAGTGTCTCATAATAGTTTTAACCAACCACTCCGAGGCTTCAGCATCAAAGTATTCAGGCTTTAAAATATCATAGATTTGTCGAGTAAACGACCTATCTGATATAATAGCAGATATTACTTTATTCTGAAATGATGTACTAAATTTACTTCCTAACTTCTCCATATAGATACAAATATACGAAATTATTTGTTAGTATCAAAATCATTTATCATTAAAATCGAAATCTTTGAAATGATTTTTCAAATTATTATCCAAAGAGATAAATGAATTTCGTAACCAAGAATCTACATTAGCAAATGCGGTGTACAATTTGTCGTACATAAACATCTTTTTGAATTCAACCATATCCAATTCAGGTTGTAAATCTGACATAATGTTCCGTACTTGAGAAGTAATGGATGATGAAATTTCAGGGTCTTTCAACTGCATTAACCGATAGTTCATCTCAATGGTTGTCACATTTTCGGTCAATTTTTGTGACAACTTATCATCACACTCTGTTTTGATTTTATCAATGAATGTATCCAAATCAAGCACCTCTTCATTCAAAAAAGTCATTTTGTTGAGAATGGTCTTTGGACCTATACCACGAACACCTTCGATATTATCGGATTTATCACCTTCGATTACACGATAGAATACAAGGTTTTGTGGTTTAACACCATATTCTTCTTTTACAAGTACCTCATCATACATTTTCTTCTTCGTAGGGGCCCACACTTTGATTCGTGGATTTACCAACTGAAGGAAATCTTTGTCCGATGAAATGATTGTAACTTCTTTCTTAAAATAATGATTTGCAAGGTATGCGATGATGTCATCGGCTTCCACATAATCAATATAGGTAAGAGAAATGGGTAGAACTTGGAGGTACTCGATAAGTCGAGTAAACTGATTCCTCATAGATTCTTGTTGGTCCTCCAAGTCCTCGTATCCTGCCAATCTATTGATTTTAGTCAGACCAGTACGACCCTCCTTATAACCCTTATACATTGACTTTCTACGGTTTGACCCACCCTTACCATCAAATACGATAACAACTCGTGTAGGTTTGAGATTTCTAATGGTGGCAGCGGTGGACAAGAGAAACCCTGTCACACCACCACAATGTTCACCATCATCATTCAAGGCAGGAACTGCCCCAAAAACTCTAATAAATTGATTTAAACCATCGATGATAAGAACTCTATCATTTAGAGATTCATCTTTAGTTTCACTATGTTCTTTACTAACTTCTTTGAGTAGCTCCTTATACCTATTATGCATCGAAATCTTCTAATTCTACATTATCAATATTTGATTCTGCGCTTGATTGTTTGTAAGCCATAACATAGGCATCACACATTTCATTGTAGATTGTAGTTTTGAGTTCAGGTTGTTCTTCCAACAATTCCTCAAAGTTCTTGGCTTGGAATTTGATTTCCTCACCAGTCGATTTATCTACATAAGTGTACCAAGCACCACTTTGGTTTACCAACTTGTATTGCTTCATCATCTGCAACCAAGACCCGTATTGGTCAATACCACTATCAAAGTAGATGTCATAATCTACCGAGCGGAGTGGTGGCCCCATACGGTTTTTAATTACTTGTGCACGAGTCTTAATACCTACAACTTGGTCTACACCACCAATTTTGGATTTCAACTGACCCATTTGTTTGAGTCGTAGTCGACACGATGAGTGGAATGCAATTGCCTTACCACCACTCGTAGTCCAAGGGTCACCAAATGATACACCCAAACGGGTTCTCAACTGATTGGTGAAGATTAGTGAGATTCGTTCTCTTCCAATAAGGTTAGTTACCTTTCTCATAGCCTTCGAGATAATGATGGCTTTTTGAGTTGCGTAACCTGCTTGGTCATAATCGGCTGAAATCTCAACTTTAGTAGATGCACCTGCAACGGAATCTACTACAATAGTGACCAATTTCTTTTTGTCAGAAGAACGGACTGATTCGATGATTGAATCGATTGCTTCAAAGATGTCTTCCACAGTTTCCAATGGAACATACAACATCTTCTTAATGTCAACTCCAATAGCCATCAAAAAGTCTTGGTTCATTGCGTTTTCGGTGTCAATGTACACCCCAAGACCACCCTTCTTTTGAGTGTCTGCGATAGCGTGAGCTGCGAGTAGTGATTTACCACTTCCTTCCAATCCTGTAATCTCGGTAATACGACCTACTGGTAAACCACCATTTGGTCGATTTGAGATTGCCAAGTCTAACGTAGCGGAACCCGTTGATACCCACTCATCCAAGTCGGTTGGGGTTGCCTCTTCCCCATCCAAGAAGAAAGCCACCTTGTGGGCGGACTTAAACTTCTTGTTGAGGTTGTCAGCTAGGATTGAAGATAGTTCATCACGAGAACTTTCCTTCTTCTTTGCCATAACTTAATTAGTCGTTAAATAGGTCATCAAATGCTTCCTTCACGTTACCAGCAGGTGAAGTAGCTTGAGTTGGTTGAGATGTCTCTGCAGCTGGTTCTTGTTTAGCATCTGATACTGAACCGGTCTCTAACCATTGTTCCAACATACCTTGCATTTCTTCGTAAGATGCTCTTTTGAACATTGTAGGAAGTTCAATTTGGTTTTTAGCAGTTTCCAAAATGTTTGAATCCTCTGAAATAGCAGATGTGTTTGGTTTTACACGAATGTAAGTTTCAGGGTAAGACTTACCCAATTCTGCGGCAGTTTTGAACTCAACTGTGATGTCACGACCATTTACAGGGTCAGTCAAATCACCATAATCAGGGTCTGCAAAGAACCCAAGAAGTTCTTGGTAAACATTCTTACCAAATCCCCAAAACTTAACACCTTCAGACTCTTCACCACGAACCAATACTGGAACGTAAGTACGCATCTTTGGAGTTAATTTACGAGAAAGTTGGTAGTCATCACGATTACCAGTTGCCTTCAATTTCTCAGCAAACTCTACGATAGGGTCAGCCTCACCAAATGACATTGGAGAAATGAGATTTTTACCACCAAAGTCAAAATGGAAATAAAGTTCCAAGAATGGGTTAGCTGGATTGTGGACATAAGGGAGAATCCTTACTTGTTGTTTACCCGGAGTGGGTTTCCACAAATTGTCAGTTTTTGTTACTTTTGTCTGAAGAGTGTTCAGACGGTTACGGATTGCGTTTAAATCAATAGCCATAGTTTTCCTTTTTTAATTGTTAATTGTTAAACTTGTCACTAATATACAACATTTGGGTGACAATACCAAATGTATTTGAAAATATTTTTTTATTTTTTAATTTGTAGTAACACTACTGGTATAAATATGGGCCTACTCTTTATAACGAGTAATATTTACCTCTTTTTTTGTACACCATCCAAGAGGAATCAGCATACCTTTTATATGGTTTTCCAAAATATTCATTAACGGCTTGAGTTACACCATAATGTACATTTCCATAATCGTGTCCAGCAATTATTAATGAAGTTTTTGAAGCGTAATCTGAAATATCACGGATAACATCATTATATTCGTGAGACCCATCAATGTATATAAAATCAAACTCTGATGTTGCGAATGTATTGGCCAAATTATAACTATAATCTTGATGATATACAATTTTGTCTTTAAACATCCGAGTGTTTGTAAAAAAGTCAGATTGTACATTGTCCCAATCCTCACCAAACAATTCGTTTGCTTCTTCGTACCCAGAGTGTGGGTCTATACAATGGATTTCATCAAATATACCAGATGCGGCAAACATTAGGGTAGACTCACCTTTATATGAACCTATTTCTAACATTTTTCGTGGTTTTCTATATCTATTTTGGAATTCTAACGAACCCGCGCCTATTTGGGTTGTATCATCGATGTAAAATTTAGCACGAACATCCTCTATTAGATTCAACAATCCAAAAAAGTGAATATTGTAATTTATACCACCCAACCATTCTTCGGGTGGATTGAATCTCAAACTATGGGTGTTTGTATTATTCGAATCTCGGATATCCTTCATCAAAACTTTTTTTAATAACTAATTTAATTAACATCGATGATTCTGAATAATGATGTCGTCATTACTTTAAAACCACCCCCATCCGTTAAGATGACTGCGTTTCTATATTTCTCCCAATCCACTTGGTATGATTTATCCAATACACCACCATTTTCGGTAGTAATCAACGCGTTTAATGCGTTGATAGTATACATCGTGTTTGATTCCTTCTTTCTATGTACCATAATGGTAGATGGAAGGAACTTTGTTGATGAATTTGGAATAATATTATAACTCACTACCAATTCGTTAGATGGTGTTAATTTCAATACAAATATCTTACGGCTGAATAATTCAAAAGACTTAAATATAGTGTCCACAACGGACTCAAATTGACCCTCATTTGTGAAGGTACATAATAATTGTGTTCTCACTCATTATCTCCTAATATTATCCGTATACTTCAGATTGTGCTTTTTTCAACCTAGCAGCAAAAGCTTTTTGGTTTAGTTTCATTTCAAATTTAAATTGGCCGCCATATCCACGACCATCTTCTCTAATACCAATATCTGCTACCGGAAAGACTTCACCGGATGATTCAATTTTATATCCAATATATGGTGCTGACATTTTAGGGTCACCATTCTTATCAAAAGCAGGTTTACCATCCTTACCAATTAATTGTTTTGGTGGTTCAGCGACTAAATTTTCTTTAAGTTTATTATAGTCATCAGTTCCAAAAATAGCCTTCATAGTTTTCTTATCTAATGAGAATGGACCAATTGCCATAGTCTCCTCACCTTCGGAAACTGCTTTTAATGGGAACTCCGAACGAATGTCCTCAAGCATACCTGCTTTCATCTTTGGGTTTTCGGTAATTGCTTTAACGGATTCTGCTTGGAATAGAGCGTGCTCTTTATTGTCCCTATCAACAATCTCTTTAGCAGATTTATCACCATTGGCTGACAATGCATTAATAGCAGTCCATAGGACTTTTTGCTTGTCTCGTGAATTACCCTCTAATGCTTGTTCAAGGGTCAGCCCTTTTGATTTTAAAACTGCATTAACTTCCTTACCCTTTGGAGATTTTAACAATTCTTCAAGTTTTGCCTTGTTTCGTGAAACATATGAAATGTTTCTCTCTCTTGCTTTTTGAGCGTATACATTTTGATTAATTGCATCTGGTAAATCGGCGTCCCATTTAGAGAATGAACCTGCGCCGCCATTTAGGAAGTTTACGTGCGTTGATTTCTTTAAAGATACCTCATCCAATACTTCTTCACCATTTGGTTTTTTAACCTTTAGGTACATATCGGTTGAGAATCCCTTATTATCATTATAATTATCCATACCCATAGCTTCAACATCAGCTTCAGTATCCCATGCACCAGCAATAATTTCAGTACCCTCACCATATTGGTCTACCAATCGGTCTTTGATTGCTTTTCTACTTTGAGTAGCGGCCTTAATCCAAGATTCATCAACAACTCGTGAGCCAGGATTATCTTTGTACTTGCCGGTCTTTTTATCCTTCTTCATAAAGGTATCTGGATGGTTGTCTTTCAAAGAAGTTTCGTGTTTAAGAAGAGAATTACTAAACTCATTCCATTCTTTATCACTCATCGTAGCACCCATCATAGTCATCAACTCACCAGCCTGCGCCGAGATTTGACCGGCACCACCAGGAATATCACTATAATGTTGCCATTTGGTTGCATCACCCTTTGGTTGTGTATTCACCATTCGTTCTAATGCCGTTAAATACTTTTTAGGGAACTTTGGATTGTTCTTCATAAAGTCAGGCATCTTATATACATCGGGTGGAGTTGGATTTGCAAACTTAGCATTTCGTTTTTGGAAGTCAGCCTCATCCGGTGGTAAATCCATCGAATATGTCTCTGATTTAGTAGGGTCACCTTGTTTTAGTGATTTATCCTTCTCACCCACATACCCATTAGCTTGTGGTTCGGATTTAGATGCGGTCTCTTTCTCTTTGGCCTGAACCATTGCGTCTTTTTCGGCTTGGGTCATCATTGCCACTTGGTCGGACTTTGAAAACTTCCCATCATCTTCTTTACTATCATCACCACCCTTTTTACGAAGAGTATCTGCGGCTTTGTATTGTGGTGATTCTTTATCGGATGCAATTGCAGTCTTATAAGTGGTGGTTTTTTTCTCACCCTCTTTGTTTTTGTAAGTCACTTCAGTATCGGGGTCGATTTTCTCGGCTTCCAAAAGTGAAGTGATGTATGCTTCAGCAAACTCATCATCAACAAGTTCTGAAATGACTTTATAGGTGGCCACCAATGATTCTTCTGAAGTGATACCTTCGTTTAACGAGATACCCACATCATTCCATACTTTTTGTGCTATATAATTGAAAAGTTTCTTCATAAGAATAAATAGTTATATTGTAACCTTCACCATATCTTTATAGTTATCACCCACTTCGGTTTCAACAGGGAACCCATCTGCTTCCATAACTGATTTAATACTATTAACATAATCATTACCATCTTCAGGATGAACATCAAATAGAATTGAGTCATAAGTGTAAAGAATTGGTAAGGACTTTTGAGATAATCTCATTTGAGATAATTTCTCCAATATAAGTATGTTCCGTTCAGTCTCAACGGACTGCAAAATATAGTTAAACAACTTATTTTTGTTCAAATCTGAACTATAAATCAACTTTCTTCGTAGAATTGGGGTAAATACCTCTCTATTTATCAAAAATTCGTTCCAAAGTGACTCTATATACTCTGATGTCTTACTAAAGAACGGAATGTGTTTGTATTCATCCTGCACTCCACCATATAATTGTCGGAATGTGATTGCTTTTGCGTCTTTAATATCAGCACCATATTGGTCAGCTAACCACTTGTGTGCTTTGATGTCTAATGGTATATCTACACCTATCAATTTAGCAATCAAACGAATGTGATACCCATCGAAATCTAACTGATACAACTTACCACCATCAAATCGTGATATGAACCTCTTACGAACATCACCATCTTTTGGTAAGGCGGCATAGTTCACACCACCAAAGGTATTGGATGGTCGTGAGGTTGTAGTCAGCATATTGTATTGAGTGTATTCCATACCATTATCAGTATGTAACCCACTACTCTCCATCCACTGCAATCCAGTTGGATACAATTGACTAAACTTACTTGGGGTCAAATCAGACCATATAGATTTCCACTCTTGGAATTGTTCGTAATGCTTCCAAATTGGGATGAGGTCATTTGCTTTAGGTGCTTTTCTTCTTCTAAAGATAGTGTATATAGGTTTCTCATCTACCTCGAAATCTCGTGCCTGATGGAATAACTCCATCTCAAGGTCGAACATATTAGGTAGGAAGTCGTAGTGGTGTAAGAACTCCTTTAAACCCACTACACACACCTCTTCGAACAAACTGAAGTCTATGGGGTCAGTTACATAACTTGCATCTATGTTGTTGTAGTTTACGAAAAGGTCAGTATTACCATCTGATATGATAATAGCAGATACTCTCGAAAGATGAGGGTGTTTCACCAAACTTGTTAGAATGGGAAACACCAACACCTTACTTGACAGGGCAGAGATGCGTTTATGTAATCTTTCGTTTGTATCTACTATCTTCACAAAGGGTAATATACGAAATTATTTTTTGTAATCCAAATTATTTTAGGTGGTATGAGAAGTGCCACCCACAATCATCATCGAAGTATTCTTCTTCAACAACTTTAGCATAGTGACCAATGGTTTCTTGAAGTTTGGTGGCGTCTACATTTTTCCAATATCCAAATCGTAGATACACATTGTTGCTACCACCCCAAACTTGACCTATCTCAAACTCACCGAATACTTCGTTTACTTTTGAAAGGATTTTAAAGGGAATTTTGTTATTCAACATAGTCTTAACGATAAAGGGTTACTATCGAACCGAAGTTCTTGTCAAACACTTGAAGAAGGTTTTCGTAATCACCACTCTTCATTTCTTCCATAATTTGGTTACCATCCAACCCCAATTGGGAAGCCAATTTCTTAGCTGTCCCAAGAAGGTAAAATGCGTTCCCTTGAGGACCAGTAAGGTCAATCTCAATTCCGTAGGTCTTTGGTTTACTTACAATAGCCATATCTGATTATTTTACTAATTCAATCATAGAAAGAGGAACATTGTAAGAACCGAATCCGTTCAAAACTTTAAGAGCGGCCTTGGTTCGGTTAATCTTCTCAACTCGGAGTTGTTTACCCATCAACTTGGGGTGATTAACTTTTACATTAGCTCCGACATACAAACCCTCTTTAACATCAAGGGCGACTTCGTGTCGTTTCATTTTGATAACTTCAACAACTTTAGAGTTCAACTCTCGTAGTTGTTCGATACTCAACTGATTTAATTCTGCGTAAGTCATATTTCTCATTGTTTAATTATTAACTCTCAATCTTACAGTACTAAAGTACGGATTATTTTTTGTATTTCCAAACTTTTAATGTTAAGAAATTGTTAAACTTTTAGAAGTTGTAATCGTAGAATTTACGAGGATTGTCACCAATAACCCAAAATCGGTTCTTCATACCACTCTTACTCAAAGTGGCCTCAAAGACCTCACCATCTTCGTAGAACTCATATGATTGATTGTACATATTCGTACAATGTCCGGCAAAACCACCAGGAACATACTCCATTTTGGTTTTGTTCTCACTAGCGTAAACTGGCTGAATCAGTACCTTGGTCTTACCTTTGATACCTACAATCTTACCCACAGGGTCAACATCTGAAAACAACACTCGGTTGATGTACTTACCAACTAGCTCGTTGGTCACTTGAAATCTTTCGTTCTTTACTATCATAACTTATATCTCTTATTACATAGTAAATATAACAAAAAAAGGGGACTTTACCAAGCCCCCTTTGTTAAGAAATTGTTAAATCTTTACATTGAACCCGATACTTGAAGTTCCAATTGATTTACTTTATTTTGCAATGTAGTAATCATATCAGACATTTCTTGCATCGCCTTCACCATTGGAGAAAGTAATTCGTTGTAACGGAGTCCCATCACCGAACCACTAATCACACCGGCAAAATCAGAAGTAGTCTTACTAAACTGACCTAATGATGAACTTACTTCTTGAGCAATGAAACCATAGTGAGTTCTTGAACCTGTCGTGTATCCTATAACACTACCAGATACATCATATTCACTTGGAATGTCGGTAAAGTTGTAACTTACAGGTCTCAATGCGTTCACGAATGTCAATCCTAAATCAGAATTCACTACGTTTGTTTTGTGATTGATGTCGGATGTTTGGATTGTTCCGTTTGTTGCGTAGATATCATCAAATCTATAAGTAGCGTTACCCACATCATATTGGTTGTTTGTAAATGGTATTACATTACCAACCGTCATATTCTTGTGAATTGTTGATGACAACACCTGCCAAGCGAAGAATCCACGAGATATTTGAATTACAGTAGAAGTATCCATATTCCACGCGTTCGTGTAAGTATACGCGCCGATTGTTGTACTTGTTCCAACATATTCAGCATTCAATGAGTTGTTTGCCGTGTTGATGTATGACCTATATAAAGTCGAACTTGATTTAGGGTCGGTATATACAACATTACCACTATAATCTAATTGTTGTTTACCAGTACCACTACCAACATTAGCACCGAAGGCCAATCTAATATTGGCAACAGCCGCTTCAAGAACAATATTGGTCGTAGTATTACCCGTACTATATCCGGTAGTCTCGCCATATGCGTGTGGGTGAATAACTGCACCAATTGGATATGTTGGTGCGTAACTCAAACGAACAACCGTAGCTGCCGGTTGTGTATTATCAAGTTTACTATCTAATCCTGATAAATCAATGTAAGTGTACAACTTACCACCAGCCGAATACGTTCCATAGAAACTTGTATAGTTGTTCGAGTTGATACCAAGATAAGAGTATGTTACCGAGTCAGCCACTGCGGTATCATCAAGGAAAATACGTTTAGCACGAACCTCACCTGAAGCAGATACTTCAAAGTTTGAAGCACTAATCTCTAATACATCTTGGATTTCACCAAATCTCATATATCCCGTAGCGGTATTACCTACGAAGAATTTAGGTTGACCTGTGGTAGAACCATCCAATACAATACCCTCACCACTTGATGGAGTTACTGAAGTACCACCAATTTTGAGGATTTCATTATTCAAATCAAATTCAACACCTTGAGTTGTAGAAAGGTTGTTTGACTTGATTGTACCAGTAGAGATGTTATCACCACTAATTTTTGTAGTAGATGAGATTGCGGCTGGGTTTAGGTATAGACCCTTAACTTCAGCAGCAGTCAATGGTAAATCGTATGCTCTAAATTGAGCAAGGTAACCATTCCAACCATAAGTTCCGGTTGATGAGTATCCACTACCAGCACTATTGTGTTTTACACCAACACGAGTACCACCCACCGTATCTCCAATACCATATGCGTTTGCGCCACCCAATGTAATACTATGAGCTACACTTTGTACTTCTTCACCATCTTTGTATAACTTGAGGGTGTTGGTAGTTGTATTATCAATTACAGCTGCAATGTGTGAAGTTACTCCCTCTGCAACAGAACAAGAAACAACTGCCCGTGTAGCACCCGTACTTGTGTATGATGCGTAGAATAACGTGTTACCTTGCATATAGAAGATACGACCTCCACTTGACCCACCTTCTTCGAAAATAACTTGATATTGTTGAGTACCTTCTTGTGGGTTTTCCGTGTCCGGATTCATCCAGAAAGTTGTAGTCATTGATGATGGACTACCCAACTGACTAATGAATGATGGCTCAGCAGAGTTACCTAAATATGCAGAAACACTTTTGTTAGGAATACCTTGAATGTACAATGAATTACCATCGATGATAGAATTACTTCCAGACTTGATTGAGTATGCTGAACCTGTTCTTGGAATGATGTCATTATTTACTTTGTTGTAAATCACACCATTTGAACCTTCGAATGGAAGGTGGAACTTCAAGTTTTCATTTGAAGGAAGAGTACCAACTACACCGGTTACCAAATCACCAGCAATTGTAGCACCACCACCGATTACCACATTACCAGCAGTATCCAAGTAGAAGTTAGATGATGAAATCTCAATATTACCATTAGCACCACTAATGTATTGAGATGCTTGAGCACCTACATAGAATTGGTCAACCGTAATTCTTGCTTTAGAACCTGAAATCCAAAGAGTTGATTCATCATTGTTCCAAGACAAGTATGAATTTTGAGAACCACTACCCAAGTAGAAGTTACCATCGGAATCCAAGTAAGATGTAAAGTCATCCAAAGTAGCATCAGACCCTGCAATGTTTCCGTGGAAACCAAATACACTATCAGTCATCAAAAGACCGGCTGAAGCGGGTCCTACACCAGTCAAGTTTTCGTTAGCCCAACTAAAGTCTTGGTTATCAGCACCAGGAGCACCATCAGCACCATCAGCGCCGTCAGCACCATCAGCACCAGCAGTACCTTGTTTAGATTTTGACAATGAGAATGTTTTATCTATACTTACCGAAGCACTCGCAGCGTTGATAGTAATAGACCCACTATCGTGAGTCATAGCAGTCACAGTTACAGTATTTGAACTTAAAGTAGAGGTGATGCCAGTTCCATTTGTTCGTGTAATTGTGTAATCACTCGTAACATCAGTAATACCTTGGAATAATATGATATCAGTTGAACCACCACTAAATGAAGTTACCGTACCATCTGCGGCCGCTGGGAATGTTTGTGAATCATTTGAGAGGAATGCCGTGATAGCAGATACACCATTACTACCATCAGCACCATTAGTACCAGCAGCACCTTCTTTGATACCATAAACTGATACACTATCTTGTGAAATTACTGAAGAACTATTTGAACCTTCACGAGTTTTTACTGTATAGGTTAACTTACCATTTGCAGATGGTTTTTCTCCCGTAGTATCAATAGTAAATGTGGTTCCAGTTGTGTTTTGTTGAGATGTACCATCTTTTAAGAATTCGTAATAAACCGTACCACTATGGTTTTGTTCCGTAGCGGTTAATGTAATGGTTTGATTACTTGGGGTCTCAACCGAACTTGCGTTGTAAGTAATTGCAAACGAACTTGCATCTAAACTAACAACTTTAGCATTAGTACCACTTGCACCAGTAGCACCTTGTTTAGATTTAGAGAATGATTGAAGTCTTGTTTGACTAAATGAAGTACCATCGGTTGTTTTACCGGTAAGGGTATAAGTTACACTACCCAAATCTTCGGTCATATTACTATGATTACCAACAGTTGCGTAGTTACCACTATCAGATACCGAACCGGCCGTTATTGATGAGCCACTTGTGGTTACTTTCCAAGTACCATTTGAAGTTCCACTACCATCATAAGTCAATATATCAGCACCTTCATAAACCGTGATAGTTGTACCACTACCTGCGTAAGAAGAAACCGTTCCAGCAGCATTTGCGTTAAGTGTATGAGACTCATTTGATAAAATACCCAATACAGGTGAAGTACCATCAGCACCAGCAGCACCATCCGAACCACCTTCTACTTTGAATACCTTGAAGTAATCGGTTAACCCATCAATAGATGCGGTTACACTAATCGGTAACTTTGACTTTGTAGATGAGAGATTACTTGCAAATGATACATTGAATGTTCTCTGACCAGAACCAGCACTAACCGTGCCACTAATAGTTGGGTCGGTAATAATATTACCCCCTGAATCTCTAATTGTAAGGTTACTTGCCCCAAAAGTTCCACTCAAGTTTTGTTGACTAACCGTGAACTCGATTGAAGATGGAGTTGCGGATGTATCGTTTACATCATCAAAAGCAAACACTTGAGAATCAGCGGTCAGAGTCAAACTCTTAGCACTTGTACCATTTGTACCATTTGTACCATTTGCACCATTAGACCCTTGTTTGGACTTGGAGAATGATTGTGTTTTTGTAAAGGTAGATGTACCTTCTACATCAACTGTATATGTAATTGATGCATTGTCTTGAGTCATAGAACTATGGTCGGCAACAATTACAGGATTTCCAGCCGATGAAATAGCACCGGTTGTAATGTTTGTAGCACTTGCAGTTACTTTAAATTCACCACTACCTGGCGTGCCACTTGTGATACCATCCAATTGAGTAGTTCCTTTATAAACAATGATGTTTGTACCACTACCCGTATAAGTTACGGCCCCACCATTTGTTGTAGGGAGTGTGTGTGAATCATTTGTAAGAATCACAGTGTATGCGTCAGCACCATCAGCACCATCAGAACCATCAGAACCATCAGAACCAGCAGCACCCGGCTTGATACCAAACAAAGATACGTTGTCTTGAGCGATTACACTACCACCACTTGAAACGGAGTATGTTTTTACCGTATAATCTACTGAACCCGTTGATGATGGTTTCTCACCAGCAGTATCAATAGTAAATGTGTTAGATGTTCCTCTACTTCCTTGTAGTGAAGCACCTTTGTAGAATTCGTAGTAAACAGTACCACTATGGTTTTGTTCCGTAGCGGTCAATACAATTGTTTGATTTGCAGGAGACTCCACATCGCTTGCATTAAATGTGATTGCGTATGAATCAGCAGTCAATGACACAGCTCTTGCATTAGAACCAGCAGAACCTTGTTTAGATTTAGAGAAAGATTGAACTTTACTTTGAGTAAATGATGTCCCTTTTATAGTTTTACCACTAATAGTGTATGTAATTTTGGCCAAATCAGCAGTAGCAGAACTCACGTTTCCAACTGCAGCATTATCACCATCAGCCGAGATAGAACCTGCGGTAATTGATGAACCACTTGCAACAACCGTGAACGAACCATTAGAAGTACCCACACCATCGTAAGATAGTTGGTCATTACCTTCAAATACTGAAATTTCAGTACCACTATTTGCGAAAGAGGAAACTGCGCCTGTTGAATCGGCAGGTAATGTGTGTGATTCGTTGGAAAGGATTGATAATACCGGAGAATTACCATCAGAACCACCATCGGTCTTGTAAATCTTCGTAGAATCACTCAAAGTATCTTTACTAACTGAAATGGTGATTGGTAATTTTGATTTTGTGCCACCCAAAGTACCACTAAATGAAATACTACCACTTACTTGACCAGTTCCGTTACTTACACTTGAATTATTGAATGTTGGTGTAGTAATCGTGTTACCATCCTTATCGGTGATTGTAATATCACTTGCAGATATAGCACCAGTCAAGTTTTGTTGGTTGATAATCACCAAAACATCATCATCGATTGCAGTTGATGAAGATGCGGATGGGAATGAGAAAATTTGAGAATCAGAAGTGATTGCCAACAATTTTGCACTTGAACCATCTACACCATCAGCACCATCAGCACCGTCAGCACCATCTACACCAGCAGTACCCTCTTTTGATTTAGAGAATGACTGAATCTTCGTGAGATTGAAGTTTGTACCATTACTTCTACTACCAGTGATAGTATATGTGATACTTGCACCATCACTAACCATAGAAGATGGGTTGCTGATTTCAGCAGTAGTTGTACCATCACCTGCAACTGAACCAGCGGTGATTGAACTTGCTGAAACTACGATTGTGTATTCACCATTACCCACATCACTTAATGCGTTTTCAAAAGTTAGTAAGTTAGCACCTTCATAAACTTGAATATCAGTACCACCACCACTATATGAAGCAACCGTACCATCATTTGCGGCTTGATAAATATGTGCCTCATTCGTAACCACAGGTGTGATTGAGTCAGAACCTTCAGTTACTTTTACAATTGAAATTTCATCAGAAATACCACCTGCGGTAGCGGTTACCGTTACCGAA